GTCGCATAAGTCGCTGCTGGTATGAGCTCGATCGTGCAGCTGGATGCCTGGAAGTTGTCTTGGAAGTAGGTGCGGCCGCGAACGATCTGCACCGACTGGACGCCGCTCAGGGTTGTGTAAGTCCCGTTTTGGGTCGTGGCATAGTTGACGGTGGGCGCTGTGTATGGCATTAGGCGGCGCTGGTTCGGATCGGCACAGAGCCGTTCATTTGCATGTAGCGGCGCAGGGCCGCGACGACGGCGTTGGGGTCGCCTCCGTTGACGTTGATTGTGATGTTGTTGCCGGTGCCTCCCATGCGGTCGAGGGGGACGACGGCTTCGGGGCCGGCTTCGCCGATGAGCGCCAGTGTTGGGCCAGTCACGATGCCGCCGTCGGCCAGTGCGGGAATGCGCGGAATGTCGGGCGGGTTGATTGTGATTGGGCCGACTTTGAATTCGAGCAGGTCGTTTAGTTTGTCGATCGCATTGTTGTTAATAAACCCAATGATTGCGTTGGCAAATGCTTTGCCAATTTCGAGGCCTCTATTCGCCAGGCTTTTGAATGCTTCGACCATTGTGTCGATGATGCCTTTGGTGAATTCGGCCGCGAACAGGACTAGACCTTTCAACAGGTCTGGGCCAATGTCGATCAACCATTTCAGCAGCGCCACGGACAGTTTGGCGGTCGCTTCAATCAGTTTCGGAACGCCTTTGGTCAAAATCCATTCGACCATGTCACCCAAAAAACGGCCAAGATTTTGTAGGGCCTCCGGGCCTGATTCTTTTATCCAGGCGGTCAATGCGTCTTTGAGTTGGACGAGCTTGTCGCGCAATAACGGCAGCCCGGTGTTGATGATCCATTCGCCCAGCTGTTTCATAACGTTCCCGATTGCCTCTAACACAACTGGTATTGCTTTTTTAATATTTTCGCCGATTAGTCGAAGTACGCCGCCCAGGCCTTCTTCGTCAAATACTTTCGTGACTTTTTCAAATGCGGGGATAAGTGTTGTCGTGGCAAAACCGACAACTTTTTCTAGAATCGGCAGCAGGGCTGTGCCAAGTGTTTCGGAGGCTTCGCCAAACGCCACTTGAAGCCGTTCAACGCGGCCAACGGCGGTGTCGGCTAAGGCCGCCTGGGTGCCACCGAACGCGTCATTGAGCGCGTTAGCGGCCGCCGTAAAATCTTTTGATTTTGTGATTGACTCGTCAAGAGGAACGCCCAGTTTGGTGAGGGCTGTGAATTGACCGTTGTAGGCTTTGCCGAGGGCTAGCGAAACTTGGTCTAGGTCCTTGCCGGTGCCTGCGGCGATATCCATTGCCAGCGTGAGCTGCGACATGGCCGTGTCGGAGTCGCCGGTAGCGCGGGCCAAGATTTCCATGGCGCTGCGCAACTTGGTGTCGGCGACGCCGCTGGCCAGCGTCATTGCCGATATTTGGTCCTCGATTGCGTCGACGTTGGCGTCGGTTGCGCCAGTCGTGTTCTTTAGCGATGTGCGGAGTTTGGCTTGTTCTTTAGGGTCCTCAGCGGCGGCCTTGACGCTTGCTCCTAGCCCTGCGGCCAGTGCGCCAGTTGCGATCGTTGCGCCTTTGGCGATTGCTTTGAATGCGCGGCCAGCGCGGTCGCGGAGACCTTCTAACGCTTTCTCGGCTTCTTGGACGCCTTTAGGTTGGAAGTCTGTGACGATGGGGACTGTTATTGCCATTACTTCAAGTCCCTTTCAACTCGGTCCATCACGTCACGGATCAACGCTTCCATTTCGCGTTGGACTCGGTCCTGATTGCGTTCAGCGGCTGGCCACAAAAACCGTGACGGCTGGCCAAAACGGTTAAGGGCGGTCCCAAGGCGGTTGGGTCGTTTTTTGCCTGCCACCTCGATGATGGCGGCGGCCGGGTCTTTTTGTTGAATTTTGACAGCGCTTCCAGCTTTGCGGCTGGTGTCAACTTTGAACCGTAGCCCTCGACGGGCCGCGCTGGAACTGTAAGGAAATTTGGGTGTTCCGTTTTGTGACCAGGTCCGGGCCATGCCGGACAGCAATGTTTCGCTGTAGGAGTTTTTGGCGTCGGTGATGATCGGGGCCGCAACCAGTTTTGCGTCTTTGGTGAATTGCTTCCGCAGCTCCGGGTCGATCTGTCGGAGGGATTTAATGGCCTCTTTTGCGCCTCGTATTTCACCGGCGAAATGCGCGGGCATTGTTGGCCTCCTTCCGTTGATCGTTCAAAATTTTTATGACTGTTGTGAGGTCGCGGGCCTCAAACGGTATTTCGTTTGGCCAGAAGCCTGTTTCGGCTAGCAGTTGTGCTAGGCCGAAACTCCAGCTTCCGGCGGGGTAGGGTTTTGCGGTTCTTCGTTAGCAACGTCTAGTTCGACGATTTTTTTGACAAAATCGTCGTAGATCAGCGGCACTGTGACCCCGGATGTTTTGGATGCTGACCAGGCAAGAAACGCTAAGTCGTCGTAGCCGATTCCTCGGGCTAGGTCTGATGCCTGGCGTTTCATTTTGCGTTCCCACTCGATGACGTTGGCAAATGTCGTGGTGACTTCGTATTTGGTGTCCGTTGTGGTGACGTTAAGGGTCAATTTCATGGTGTTTCTCCTTGCACGGTTGGAGGGTTAAATCACGGGCTGGTGATATCGCGGGCCCAGGTGCCGCCAGTGAACGTGACGTCTTGGGTGCTGAGTTCGCCGACTGTCGAGTTGACAGGGGTGAAACTGGCGAGCATGCAGCCAGTGATTGTGTACTCCGGGTTGCTGGTTGACTCTGTGGTGCCGCTCGGCGAAATTACCAGGGTCGCGGTGCCGACGTTGACGGCATCGTAGAGGGCGGCCTCAACTTCGTTTGACCCGTAGCTGTTGAACAGCGTGAGGGTGACCTCGACGTTTTGCAGGCCTTTGGTGAACTTGTGAGCGGTGTCGCCGAACGCGGTCACTTCAAGCGCGTCGTATGCGGCTGTGATCGTGCAGGCAGTACACTGGTCGCTCAGGTCGTAAGTGCTCATGCCGACGGTCAGGTTGACAGTCGCGTTGGACAGGAATGTGGTTGTTGCCATTGTTAGTTTCTCCTTGCCGCGATTGCGACCGTTAAGGAATATGCGGGTATTTGTTGATCGCCGACTGTCACGGCTATTGGTCTGCCGTCGGTAACGGCGAGAGCGGTTGACGCCATGATGGTGTCGGCGGTTGTGATGAGGTAATCCTCGGCGTCTTGGTTGCCTGGCGGGGCCGCCAAGATCAGCAGTTCAAACCGTATGTCGCCGACGTTGTAGGTGAAGCTGTCAAACGTTGGCGGGTTAACCATCACGGTCATTGGTCGAGCGTTTCTCGGATCGGTAACGCTGGCAATGCCAAGCGCAGTCAGCGCGTTGACGATCGCGGTGCGGGATTCGGCGAAAATGCCTGTTGCGGGCATCAGGCCACCTGGGAGCGTCGGATGCCGAGCAGCCGCATGATCTGACCCATTGACCCGATTGGTGTTGGGGACCCCATGTCCTGGAACGACGCAAAACTGTCGATCGAGCCGCGTTCGCGGTACAGGGCCGCCGCGTACATGATGGTGCCGAGCTTGACGGCACTACTTGGCGCGGTTGTCAGCGACTCGGCTTGGTAGCCGGCCATCTTCCGCGCCTTGTAGGCCCAAGCGTTGGCGGCATCCGTGCATACCCCAACGAAGGTTGTGTCGTTAGCGGTAGCCACGGAAATACCTAGCCACGACAGAACGTCTGCGGCAATGATCCAAGTGCAGGTTTCTGTCCAGGTGATCGTGCCGGCCATTGCGTCGCGGGCGACGTCGCTGCCGGCGTTGGCGACAAGCAACTGGTTCAGAATGATGATTTCGTCATCAAACGTAAAGTCGCCTTCGTCGTCCAAGCCGGTGAAATACCTGGTTGGCACGTCGAGCACGGTGAATGTGCCGTTGAACCCTGTGGTTCCGGCGACGACGATTGTTTGGCCGATGCCGACTTCTGTTGTTTCTAGGGTCTGCACCACGGCGTAGCCATCGACACGTTGCGTGTGCGTGACGGTGAAAACGGGCATGGTGCAGAGCTCCTAGCAGCAGTTAGCGGATC